GGATTCCTTTTTTATTTATTTTGTTTTTTTTAATTATTTCCATAATAATGATATCATTTATTTATAAATATACCATTACAATAAAAACTCTATTTTTTAGTTTTATAAAAGGTGAAATAACTATTATTATCTAAACAGTTATTTACAATTTCATGAATAATAGTTTTAGATGATTCTACTAATATGGGTTGATTAATGGGTAACCCCTTTTTTTGGTAGAGGGTTATTTCACAAGACATAAAACTTCTTTTTGTATTTACAAACCCAGAAGTTCTCATATCTAAATCCACAATATACTTATCATTATGAAATAACTCTTTATTAACGTTAGTGTTAATATTTTGTTTTATTTTTTTTCTTAAACCACTTACTACTGAATCGTAATTAGTGTTTTCGTTAATATCGTTTATCTCACCCCAAGCTGTGAGATTTATATATATACTTTTTGACTCTTTATTGTTTACAGTCCCTATTTTAGTTTTATAATTTGGGACTATTTCTAACTTCAATTCCTTTCCTAACTTCATTCATATATATTTACATTTTATTGTTATTAACAACAAGTATAGTAATAATATAAATTAAAGTCAATTAGGGTGTTTAAAGTTACTCGGAAGTTACAGATACAGACTCTTTAAGTTCGTAAACTTTATTGATATCATCAATATAATTCTCATTATCAAAGTTCATATTTAATAGTTTATCTTTAACTTTGAGTAATTTATCTTTTAAGTCAATATCAGAAGATTCAGATAATCTATTATCAATAGTATCAATACATTCTCTTTTTAATGTAGAGAACGTTTCTTCTTTATCATTGTCATCACCATTTAAAATAGTTCTTATAATTCTTTTTTCGGACTCACTGATGTCGGAGTATTTATCGTTAAACTTATTAACAGATAATTTAGCTAACACACTTGGAGGTAATTCAGAATCAATTTTTTCTGTAACAACTTCTTCCTCTTTCTCTAACATCAGATGTTTAATGTAGTTTATAGATTCAGTAATTTTATCTATGTTCGATGGAGACTTAGTAGTTTTTGTTAAAAAATCGATATGTGAATAAAACTCATCATTTTCTTTAATAATATTTTTACCACTTAAGATATTAATTAATTTTTCGTTAGATTCTATTACTTTATTTTCGTTTAATGATTTTAATAATGTAATATTTTCCTTAATATAGTCTTTAGCTTCCGATGAATCATCGAACTTTTTTGTTTGTAAATTTTTATAAATTAAGTATTGGTTAGTTAGTGTCTTATCTTCTTTAATTAGTTTAACGAATTTAGAAAATAGTTCTTTACCATTTTTTTCTTTTTTTAATATAGACTCTATTACAATAGTTTTAAATGTATCTTTTATATTACCGAAATTTTCCATGTTTTTTTATTTATAAATATCTAGATTTTTTAAAAAATTACTCTTTAATGATTTTATCTATTTCTTTTGTCATATCTTCTATGTTTTTATTTAATTTAGATGCGTCTTTTTCTACTGAATTTAAATCATAGATATGATCATTTTTTTCTAAACTTTCAGTAAGTCTTTTAAGGTACATACCTTGATATTTTTTTGTTTTTTCTACGTATTTTCTTCTATTCTCTTCAGTCAATAAGTTATCCTTTTCTTTAGTGGATTCTACGGCAGTTGTAGTTTCAGCAGCGGCTGCTTCACCACCAGCTAAACTATCAGCTGCGTCTGCAAAATCAGTACCAAAACCACCACCTTCTCCACCAGCATCACCAGCATCACCAGCGTCACCAGCATCACCTGAATTTTCAGTATCACTATCAGGAACCAAACTATTAAAGTCACCGTATAGTTTATCTACCCTATCGAATAAACCAGTTTTCTTAATAATGTTAGCTGTTTGTTCCATTTCAGCAGAAGCAGCTTTTTCTAACCTTTGTTGTTCTAAGTCGTTTCTAATGTCTTCATCCGACATACCCAATATCTCTTTCTTACCTCTAGTCATCGACATAGCACCAAAACCATTACCTGCATCTGCTACTGCATCTTTATATAAGGTAACTTTTAATTGAGTTTGTTCAATCTTTAACATCTCTGCTTGTGTGGAAGGGTTATTAAGTGATAGTGTAAAACTATTTAATTCATCCTCCAAACCTAAAATATATAAATGTATGATAGCAACCTTATTTAATTCTTGCAACATAGATTGCTGAATCCTATTAATTGTCCTTGCGAATCTTATATCTTGTAATGCTAAATTTTTACCATCACCGTTAACCTCCTCAAAACCTAAAAATGGTTTAGGAACCCTAAGTGCTGTAAATAATTTTTTCTGTAAATATTGTATATCTGCAATTTCTGAAAGATTAGTTGCACCTGGTAAAGTATCTATTGGGCTAGGAGAGTTTGGGTCTCTAACTGGTATAAAATAATCTTGATCTTGTGCCATTTGATTATACCTAGTATCTATCTGCCCAGTATTTTGATCAATAACAGGACTCTTTTTAAAGTTGTTAGCAATTTTTTGTACGTATGATGGTACATCTTGTTCATCAATGTTACCAACAAAGATTTTAAATATTCTTCTTTCAGGTGCTCTAGTTACTCTATATATTAACATAGCGTCTTCAGAAAGTAATAGTTGTTTCCATATACGTCTAGCCTTTTCTAACATTGATGTACCGTAAGGTAATCTTCTATCATCACCTAACAATCTAAAATGAGCTATTTGCCAAGCATTAAACTCAATATCTCTTTGACCCCAAACAAATTTAACGGGATTAAATTGATCCTCTTCTTCGTTTATAGAATTTTCACCGAATCCAGCACTATCTTTCCTAGTGATTTCAATATTTGGTAATTGTTTAACACCAGTTATACCTTCTTCACTATCTATATTTAAAAATAAAAAATTATCACCATATTTACATGTATTTCTAGTCCACATAGGTAATGTAGTGTGTATATCTAACCTATTAAAAAATAAATCTTCTAATATTCTTCTAACTCTTTTACTTTCTGAAAATATATTTATAACCTTATTATCTGGATTTAAAGTAGTGGACTCCTCCATCATTATATCTAAAGCTGCTGCGATTTCAGGGAAAAATTCCATCCCTTCAAAATCTGCATAAGAAGCTAATCTAGTAGTTTCATAATAAATTGAGTGTTGATAAATTTCGTTATCAACCTTTTGCCACATACCAGATAAATACTTATCTTGTTGTTGCTTTAATTTTTCGTAATCGTACTCTTCTTTTGATTTTGTTTTTAATAACTCTTTATCATTTAAAGAATACGTTGACTTATTTTGTGGTCTTTTCGTTTCTGGACCAAATAAATCATTTAACTGTTGAAATATAGTTTTTCTTGCCATTTTATAATAATAATGTTTTTTTTATAATAATAAATATCAAAAAAGTTTAAATGTTACTTAAAACCAAATAACCAGTTATAATCACCATCATTGTTATTGTCATTAGGGTTAGTTGGGATAGTTGAATTATTAGTAATAGTATTATTATAAAAGGGGTTAGTATAATTTTTATTTACTTTATTTACTTCGTTTATTGAATTAGTATTAACCCAACCGTCTAACATTGCCTTTGTTTGTTTTTCTATGGTTTCTAATTTTTTAAATGTAGTTTGCACTACAAATAGTGGCATTGCCAACGCCATAATGATGTCATCATGATACCCATCCATATGATCTGGTCTACCATTTCTATATACAAAAGTCTTTAATTCAGAAATTAATCTAACTGACCTTATAATCGTTTTACTTTCTCTAATATGTTCTTCTAAATCACTAACCATTTGTAGTCTACTACTTCCAACATTAAATCCGGGTACTTTATCACCTTGTTTATAAACGGTTTTGGCGTATTTTTCACTAAGTTTCCTACTCTTTGGGTCATCATAATGTAAATATTTATATTCCATTTCCAATAACTTCATTACAGTAGAAACCCCCATTCCACCTGTTATATCGACAACAGTATATGCTTTATATAGGTTACCATATTTATAAACTATTTCCGCTAATAAATCCGGTGGTAATTTATATTTAAATTCCGCCACTTGTTCCAAACCATCAAAATCTAAAATAACTATAGTAGAACTATCTTTACCATCACCTCTAGAAACATCAACACCCATAATGTACTTATGTCCCTCTTCAGGTTCTTTCCAAATCCACATAGATTTTTCCATTTCAGCCTTATATTTAGGTTCTTTAACATAATTTTCGTTTTGGTAATCGATATACTCATCGTCTATTACGTTACCACCTGAAGAAACAAATGAAACATCTAGCTCTTGTGCTATTTGTTTTTTATTACCGTTCATATCTCTACACATTTCCTCATACCAGTGAGATGTTGCTTTCCACCCATCTTTTAACATCACATCATAATCTTCGATATGTGTACCATCTGTTTCGTATGTGTTACCACTATATTCCCACCTCAACGTTTCTCTACCTATGGTTTCACATGTGATTACTTCTTCTTCACCTCTCAACCACCTTAATTCCCTATTATATCTAATATCTTCGTGCCACTTCATCTCAATGATGTTGAAATTGTTGTCACCTTGTTTTGCACCGTCATATGTTTTATAATATAAAGCGTCTTGACCATTAGGTGTGGATATTAACGTAACTTTACCACCTGTACCCAATGACGTTAAAGCGGCACCGAATACCTCTGCACCGTTATCTATAAAGGCTGCCTCATCCATAACTAAAAATGTTGGAGTATAACCCCTTAAAGCATCTTTTGAAGTTGCTAGTGCCTTAACCTCACATTTAGTGGTTTTTGTTTTTATATGACCCTTAGCTTCTATATCTAAATAAGAGTCCCCTTCTGATATCCCCCATACCCATTCAGGTATTTGATCAGTAAAATCTTTAATTTTTTTAAGAAATTCTTGAGCCAACGTTTGTTTATTGGCTAAAACTAAGACCTTCCAAGGGTTATTAGGATCACAAAACGCAATTTTTATTGCGATATATGCTGCAGTAGTAGTAGATACACCTGCTTGTCTTGGTTTAGTTACAATGTTACGATTATTTTCTTCGTAAGATTTAATTATCTGTTTTTGTTTATAAAATAGTTTAAATGGTACAAATCCCTTTTGGGTTAAGTCATATGTTTTAAGAAATGTTTCGACAGCGTATATTGGATCACCTAAACATTTGGCAAATATTTTTAATTTTTCATTCCTATCCATAATAATTTATTTAAAACGCTACTACCTTACCCTTTTCCCAATCGTCGTAATTTGGGCCTAGTTTATATGTTACATTAGAACCACCACCTACTTTTTCTATGATTCCTTGTTTATTTACTGCTGACCAAAAAGTTGCGAATTGACCTCTTGAATATTCTGACCCTATATATTCTAAGAAACCTCTTTTTGTTTTTCTTTCCGTATTTACGTCATCTGTCATATAATCTATTAATTGTCTAACCATCGACCCCTCTTTTTTTTGTAAACTATATCCACCACTTTTATTAACTAATGTTAACCCATTTTCTTTGGTGATATTATTCACAACATCAGATATTTCGGTGTGAAACTTATATTTTGTTCTTTCATTAAATATTGATAACCTTTTTATGGCTTCCACACCTGAATAAGTATTTAAAATATCTTCGATAACTAAAAAACTATCATTCAACATTTGGTGGTTAATTTTATCCATAGTTTTCATATCCCCCCAACCATAGAATTTATTACGTAATGAAAATAAGTTATTAAACCTTTGATATGGGCGAGCCATATTCATAATTCTACCAAATTCTGATTGTAATAAAAACTCAACAATCTCACTATATTTATATCTATCCACAATAACATACTCATCAACACCCTTCCAATCATGATTATACATTGTTTTATATAATAACTTATTATTTTTTATATCGTTTAAAGTAAGTTTATAACTATTAAAAAATAAGTTCATAACCTTTATTGGGTGTTTAATATTTTTAATGTCTTCAGCAAACACCTCAACCATCGGTGTAATGTCTTGTTTAAAATTTAAAGTAGTTTCTTTAATTAGTTTACGATATTGTACCTCTGTTAACCTTATTTTCATTTTAAATGTTCCCTTGTAAGTTATAATTAAAATATTCCCAAGTCTTTGTTGAATCCGGATAAAAATAATTCATATCTGGTAGTGATATACTCTCATCTGTTTCATATAAAACTTCTGATAACATACTTATGTAATCGGAATAATATTCTCCAGGCATTTCACTTGTTGATTCTAAAGATTCGATTAAATACTTATAAAATATGTCCGTAATATCAAAATAAATTACTTGTCCTGTAATATCACCATCTTTATTTTTCACATCTTCCCACTTACCTTTAGAACCTAAAAGTTCTTCTATACTATCTTTAAGGTTATTAAATAACTCATCCTCACCAGCCTGTTCATACGCCCATCTATATTGGGATGCCAATTCGCTACGTAATTCATCAAAGATATGTTCCTCATCTATTAATCTTAATATGGTATCAGTATCATTTACCATATCTTCTGTTAATATATATCCATGTTCATCATCCATAGAATATTCACTCATTTCTTGACCAATAAAATCAACTTCTTTAATGTGATCTTTTATGTGTTTTATACTTTCTTCATCAAGGTTATCTACAATATCACTAGACCAATCCACATCATAATAACCATATAATTCAGCCCAATCTTCTCCCAGTATACGTTCAGCGTAATCTCGATCATTTTTATTAACTAACATTGTAAACTCACTCCAATGATCAATAGTTAGATAAAACTTATCCCCTTTTTTTACTACATCATTAAACAATTGTGGAAAGGCTTGTTTATCCTTCAGATATTTGTCGTACCATCCAGTTTTTTCAAACATATCACTAATTTCAGACCCATACATTCTACTCCTTAAAGTATCGAATTCAATATATTCTAATGGGTCCTCACCTTTATCCATAAAATATTTAAATATAAAATGGTGTGCGTCATTTCTATCTACATTAAAATCAGATTCCATCATATAAGGTAATAACTCTAATTTCTCCTCCTCTGTATAATCATCTTTTTCGAGTTCTTCATCACTAAGTTCATAATCTAAATAACTGTAAACAGCGTTTTTAAGTTTTTTATATCTAGATAAATCAATATATTCTAATAGTATTTTTTTAATGTTCCCTTTCATCTTACTTATAAATACTTAATATAAACAAAAAATCCCACTCAGTGGGATTTTATTATATGTTATTGGTTGTAATAATTATAGATATTTGTGTAATATTTCGAGTTTTTCAAAATCTTTATCATCTAAAGCTTTATTTATAAGACTTTGAATTTCAGATTTAGACATTTCAGAGTAGTCTACATCTTCAGTTTCTGGTTCTACATCATCTTCTACTTCAATACCAAGATTATCTAATATATCTCCCATATCATCGGACTCTATATTATCAATCGTATCGTCAATAATATCATCTAAACCTTCACTTGGTTCTTCATAGTGTAAATCTTTTAATGTTTTAATAACTTCTTTACATTTCTCACTACCTACCAATATCTCTTTCATAAACTCATGAAATTGTTTAGCTGGTAACTTACTTAACTCATGAAATAACCATTGTTTAATATCGTAATCATCCGGATCGATACAATCTAAGAATTTTTCCCACATACCTGGACCTAATCTCATTCCCCATATCTCACCTTCTACTGTGTCGGCTTTTTCAATCACTTCTCTCTGTTCATCAAAATCTAAATGACCATCAGCCCAATTGATAGCTGACAATTCTAAAGTACCTTTAATAAGTTCATGAACTAAAAGTGGGAAAACCCATGCTTTAGCCACTACTACAGGTATTTCATCACCCT